TCGTAGATAGTCTTTTGGTAATTGTGGCATCTTTGATTTTGGTGTGACTTTGTAATCTTTTATACACAGATGATCTAATAATTTTTTTATTGATGCTGCAGCCCAGATATCAACCTTAATTGTTGTAATACTTTCTATTGCTTTTATTATCTGGTCTCTACGTTTCTTGAGATGTGTTCCAAACAGAATCGCTTTTGACCGATCTATTCTAACGCCTTTAAATTTCATGTCAACTAAACATAAAAATAATTTTGTTTCTAGTTCAAATATCTGTCTACAAGTTTTTTGCTCTCCATCATCTTTAGTATATAATACTTCATCAATTTTTTTATCAAATAGTTTCCATAACTTGTAAGTTAAATTCACATCTTGCTTTGCATATTCTTTTACAATAGATGCAGGAAGTTTATGCATGTTAGTCATAGGATCCTTGACTGTACCACCAGACCACTCTAATGTTTTTTGTTGTAAATCATATTTGTATTTTTCTTCATTAAGATAATCTTTTGATAGTGCGTCGAGTGAATATTTAAACCTGTTTTCATCAATAACAGATGCAGCTATCATAGTATCAACAATCCTACCTTTAATCATCATACCTGTCACTGCTCTTATCCAACAAACATCGTACATCGCATTGTGAAATACTTTTGTAATATTTTCGTTTTGAAATATTTTATCGTTTAACACTTGCCATATTTTATCTATCCTATCAAAAGCTATGTCAGTATCAGAGTGCCGTAACGGAAAGTACGCAAGATCATTTTCTGTTGCAACCGCTATACCACAAACAAAACCATCTTTACGTATTGCACCAGATCCTTTTGTTTTAAGATTAGGATCGTATGTCTCGATATCTATCGCGACCGTATCAATACCATTAAGATCTAAATCCTCTGGTGTATTACACATTGTAATCTCTCTCTAATATCATTTCTAAATAGTGTATCGCTTTCTTAATGTCTTCTTCCTTTCCTTTTGCAGAATGCCTACAAATATATTTTATAGCATTCCCCTCTGCAAAAAGCAATTTGTTCTCATTTATAAACTCTGCGGGCTGTATTTTAAATTTTTTATAATGAGATCCTCCGTGTTGTTTATCTAATGATTTATACCCTATGCCTTTAAACATATCTTTGTGTGTCATGTTTTATACCACCTCCTTGCATCTTCCATATGTTGTTCAAAAGTATCAAATGGATATCTAGCGTTACAATTTACGCAAGACCATCTAACAAATTTTCCTGTTTCATGATTATGATGTAATACAATTTTTGTATCTTTCCTACCACAGTGTTCACAATAATCTGTTTTAGGTGGAGTGGTTCTTGTTTTTTCTAAATTGTGTCTTACACCACGCAAAGAATTTTCACAAAATTTACATTTTCTTTTTAACCTTTTGTAAACTTTTTGTGTATCAGCATCAACGAGTGCGCTTGCTACATGAAAATTTTTTTGATTATATTCTCTATCACACTCCGTGCATATGTATGTATCATCTTTAGAACCCAATATTCTATGTTCAGTATTTTTATATTTTCTAATAAAATATTTCATCTTACTCCTAAAGTATATTTACCTTGTGATGCTACGGTCCAACAATCAAATTTACCTCTGCTGTATGCAACATATTTCAATCTTAGTTGTGTAAAATAATCTTCCTGTCTTGTTGCTGTCAGATCAACAACAACGTTGTCAAATGTCAAACCTTTTACAGTGTGTATGTTTGCATATTTTACTCTTACATCTCCGTCATCATATCCATCTTTTAAAATTTTTTTAATATAGATTAGTCTATCAGGATCTGTCTTCTTTCTTATCAGTGCAAAATCTTTTTCTTTGTTTGCATTTTGTTTTAGATATTTGTGATATATCATATAGTCCATTGTATATTCTTTATCTATCCATTCATCAAAAGTCTCTTCACCTCTACCATGCACTATTACTTTGCTACCCATGTACTGCCAAAAATCTTTTATCTGTTTCAATGTCATTGGTGTGCCTCTACAAAAATCTGGCCATAGTTTGTGACATCGTAATTCTTTTTTTGGTACGTGGGCCGTGTTTCCTACATGTGCGAACTCTATACCTTGTTGTTTAAAAAATTTTTTGACCCATGAATCTGACGGCGTGCCACGATAGGTAAATAAAAAAGTCTCATTAGTATGTTTTATTTTATCTAACAAAGCAGTCATAGCACTACATCTTTTATCCAAGCTAGGTAAATGATAATGATTACCTATAACATCTGTCGGTCTCCAGGTTCTTGCATATCCATAGTGATCCCAAATAGGTTTAATAATTCTTTTACAAAGAGTGTTTATAGTCTTGCCACATCTATATCCCTGTTCTAGTTGCTCTGCCTCTCTTGAAAGTCTATGATAGTAGTCTGCGTCTGATCCTGCAAACTCAAATATAGTCTGATCTGCATCACCGACAAAATAATATTCTTTTGCTTTTGTTGCCATCTTATCAAGAGCTTCTCTTTGTGGCACGTTACTATCCTGTGCCTCGTCAACTATTAAAGCATCTATGTCAGGTTCTATAGCTTTGTCTATGAAATCCTGTATCATATCTGCGTAATCACAAACATGACTATCCTTTTTGTATTCAAAATATGGATAAGCCATTTGCTCTATAGAATTTAAATTATATGGTTTATAAATTTGTTTATCACATGTCTTCCAATGTTCTTTTAAAGTATTACCTTTACCATATGCATCAGCTAGGTATCTGTAAAATTTATGTTTATCAGCGTTAAACTCTGACTCTGTCACTCTTTGTAGTTTGAAAAGAGAGTCTATTGTTGTAAGATTCATGTGATCCTCGTAACTAAAAACCTCTTTACGTCCAACCAATCTGCTTTTGCAATACGCATGTATCGTGCAGATATTATACTTCATAGACTTCTTGGTTACACCTTGCATCTCTGGCAGTTTAAGTATTTCATCTCTTATTTCATCTGCTGCAACGTTTGTATGTGATAAGATTATTATTCTGTTGTGTGAATATTTTTTTAACAACTCTGTATATTTTTGTGTAATAAACATAGAGGTTTTACCTGTGCCTGGTGGTCCTGATATAAACTTAGGTTGTTTCATCTGTCACCTCCTGATATTCACCCTCTACTATAAGATCTTCTTGATCTATCTTTTGACCTATCATACGCCATGACACACAGGATTTTGTTCCATACTTGCCATGATTCTTTTTTGCTTTTAATATGTTCTGACATTTTATAACAAGATCAACTCTTGGTAGATTTACTTTCTGTTTGTGTAGATAGTCCTCAAACTTATCAAGATTAAATTCTAATATTTTTTTTTGCACGTTGTAGTATGGCATACCAAAGTATGCTAATTCTTTTTTATTAGTGTATGCTTTCTCTTCTGCTATGTAATTTTTAAAATGTTTTATAAATCGTAAATCTTCTTCTGCCTCTTCCACATAATTATTAGACTTTTCTCTTGCCTCATACTTTCTACGCATAATTTCTTCAAAGTCTGCAGGTTTCATCTCTGGTATCCAGACAGATGCTTTACTGATTACAGCATCGTAGAATAATTTTTTATTACGAAGGGTAGGGCCATCTACTGTAATTGTTTTTTCAACGGCCTCACCCTGCACTACAGCATTTATTTTTACAAAATATCTATCACTTCCATATTCTATTATCTGCCCGATAGATTGTTTTGCTTCCTCACTTGTAGCTTCCTGCACACCTATCCAACTAAATATTGTTGCAATCGTTTTTGTAGAGCACCCAATGATCTCTGCTAGTTTTGGCATACCGAATTTTCTATTTGCTTTCTTATGTGTTGTACCTTTTCTTTTTCTTTTTTCTGCCTCTTCATCCTTTGCAGCAACTGCAATCTTGTAAACAAAATCATCTATATCATCTACATTCCATTCTGTGTGTTTTAACAATACACCTGCCATAGCAGTGCAATAGTCATCTCTCTGTCCTGATCCTGCATACGTTATACAGAGTGCCGCTGACAAAGCTATCTTACCAAGATCAACTTTTAGATTACCTGGATACTCATCTATACCATCATACTTGACCCACTTAACGACCTCGTTTGTTGTATGATATTTTGTTTCTGGAACTAATGTATATTTATTTGCGCCATGTCTTATTTCGCAAAGTGTTGCACCATGACCGTAGTCTTTATAATAATTTTCTAATTCTTTTGGTAATGCAAATTTTTTATAGTCCGATGTACCAGACCAAAGATAGTGACTTGATGGATTATTTCTTCTACCAAATATTGCACCACATGATTTTATGTGATCGCTTGTAAATCTTTTAACAACAGGGTTATCAATATCAAAATCTATGTATTGATCTAGTCTTAGTCCTATCTGTTTTGTTGCGTGTTCTATTTTCCATTCTTCTTTCGTAATCTTAAAATCAGGGTCGGACCATTTTTCGACCACACTCTGCTTTGTATCACAGGGTATAATCACCCGTCCCAGATCTATCCAATCTTCATACGTAATCGGAGCTTTAATTATCTTCTCATTCATAAATTAAAAGTGGGCGTTTCCACTCTCGCATCGACGCCCACTACCTAGGATCTTATAAATTTAAAGATTTTTTGGTTTGTTCCTGTGCTTCAGGTTTAGCTTCTATCTCACCCTTACCTACAGACTCTGCAAAAGATTTTGCCATATCATAGATACCTTTATCTGTGACTGGTCCAACCTTTGATACATCCCAGCCAAACCATGTTCCTTTGTCGTTAGACATCTGAACGGTTGATAGCTTATAAATGTGGCTGTAAGTTGGCGGTGTAAATAAACCGCTTTTACCCTGCATCTTTAAACCCATCATCATTGAGTTCCATTTTCTACTAACTTTTAATTGAGTAGATTTCATAGATATCAATGCTGTCTCCGGGTTATCACCAACTACAAGTACAAAATGACTAGCGGTATTATCAAGATAATTACCATTTGGTAATCTATCCTTATAATCTTTTCCTCTAGTTGTTTGACTGATGATATCACTATCTGCATCGTGTATCGCGACAGGAGCACCTGTTGATGTGCCTCTATCTTGCCATTCAATGTACTGTCTTTTGTAGTGACATGGCACGACATTTATAGTGTCGTACAATGAATTGGTGACAGTGTTTATGATTTTGCCTGGCTCTGCGCCCTCGACATATTTACCATCTCTTTTGTTCACCTCTGGAGATAGCTGTCCCAAAATTTTTAAGAATGGTAACGCAAGATCTTCTTGCGATATATTCTGGGCTCCTTGTTGTGCATCAGCTTCCATATCAAATGTAGCTAGTGCACCATTCTTTTTTTCTGTTACTTGGTTCATGTTACTTGTTCCTTTTTATTGTTGTTTTATTTTCAGAGTATACTCCGAAAATTTCCGTTGGCATTTCTTTTCCTGCCTCAATACGCTCACGGACTAGCGCTTTCAGAGTCATGGGCTCAACCTTCATCTTTTGTGTCGGTTGAAACCCTTGACCCTTCGCAAGTTCGGCATAATCAGCCGCCTTGTTATCCTCGTTACGACCAAACGATACGGATATCTCGTTTTTGATTATATCGCCTAAGCCATTTTCACGAAGCCAGTTAAACGCCGCCTCTTTATTTGCTTCCGTTATGGTAGCACGATACGACGTTGAAACTTTTAGATGTGATCCATCATGAAGTTTTAATTCTGCAAGACCCATCTCAGACATCATTGTCGGTATGACCTCACCTGATATGTGATCTCTTTTCTTTTTCATCATCTTCAAATCGTTTTCTATATCTGCAATACGATCGTCACATAATTCTAATCTTTCAACTTGATCTGCAAGAGACTGAATACCCTCAGTCTTTTTCATTGCGTCTTGTTGGTCTGCTTCAAAGTTTATTTCATCTTTGAATTTTATTTGTTGTTTAATTGACATCTATTTCTCCTTTCTCATATAGATTAATTTCAATTGGATAGTATCTTCTTTCTTGTTTATCCCACTTTAACAAATTATATTTGCCGTTTGTAATATCAGATACGATAGAACAAGCAACACCTATTATTGCAGGATCGCCTGTAAGTAGTAAATAATCTCCATCCTTAAAATCTTTTAAACCTTTTCGTAGTTTATAAATTAAAGGTCCAGGTGAAAAAATCATTTGAGAAAACTCTGGTAATAAAAAATTAAATTTACCATAACTAGATGCACCCATAATATTTATTTTAGGATTACCCGCTTGGCTGCCTGGTATTTCCTGTATAACGTATACTGTTGGTCTACTACCAACAGCTTGGTTTTCATTTATTACTTTCATAGATTGACATATAGTGGATTATCCATTATATGTCAATATTAGAAAGATGAATTACAAATTTAAGACTAAGCCGTATAAGCATCAAATGACTGCTTTAGAAAAGTCATGGCATAAAGAAACGTACGCATATTTTATGGAAATGGGTACAGGTAAAACAAAAGTGTTAATCGATAACATGTCTATGCTTTATGACAAAGGCAAGATAGATGGTGCATTAATTATTGCTCCAAAGGGTGTTGTAAAAACCTGGTACGAGCAAGAGATACCTACGCACTTACCAGATCACATAGAAAATGTGACCGTATTGTGGCAATCAAATATTACAAAAACACAACAAGAAAAATTAGAAAGTTTATTTGAAATAGAAACAGCTTTACATATCTTGGTTATGAATGTTGAGGCTTTTAGCACAGAAAAGGGTATGAAGTTTGCTAGTAAATTTTTAAACTCACATAAGGTTTTGATGGCTATCGATGAGTCTACAACTATTAAAACACCGACAGCAAAAAGGACTAAGAATATTATTAAACTTGGAAACTACTCTAAGTATAGACGTATCATGACAGGATCTCCTGTCACAAAAAATCCATTGGATTTATATACACAATGTGAGTTTCTTGATCCATATTTATTAAACCACTCTTCTTATTATGCTTTTAGAAATAGATATGCACAAATGAAAACTATGCATGTTAGAGGCAGATCAATACAGGTTGTGCATGCTTTTCAAAATCTAGGAGAGCTCTCTGAAAAATTACAGGGGTTTTCTTACAGAGTATTGAAAGAGGATTGTTTAGACTTACCTCCTAAAAACTGGACCAAAAGACACATTACTTTAAGTAATGAACAAAAGAAAGTTTATGATCAGATGAAGAAAGAGGCACTTGCAACATTAAATGGTAAAGTGACTTCTACTATGACTGTCATTACGCAGTTGATGAGATTACAGCAGATAACCTGCGGCCACTTTGTTGCTGATGACGGTAGCACACAAGAGATAAAAAATAATAGAATTACAGAATTGATGGAAGTGTTAGATGAGATAGAGGGTAAAGCTATTATATGGGGACACTGGCAAAAAGATATACAGAACATTGTTGATGAGATAGAGAAGATTCATGGTCCAGGGTCCGTGGTTAGTTATTATGGACTCACGCCACAGGATGAGAGACAAGATAATATACGTAAATTTCAGGATGACCCTAAGTGCCGGTTTATGGTAGGAACGCCGTCTACGGGCGGCTATGGCATTACTTTGACGGCTGCAAACACCGTAATCTACTATTCTAACGGATATGACCTAGAGAAGCGTTTACAATCAGAGGACCGTGCGCACCGTATTGGACAGAAAAAAAATGTAACTTACATAGACATTATTGCAGAGGACACTGTTGATGAAAAAATAGTAAAATCGTTACGTAAAAAAATTAATATTGCATCTGAAGTTTTAGGTGAAGAGTTAAGAGAATGGATTTAAAAATATATAAAAATTTTATGGGTAATTTTTGGTTTTTAAAATTAAAAGAAACTTTAAATTCATATAATTTTCCTTGGTATAAGGGTCCTATTTTGGAAGAAAATGAAAAGATTCAAATGGTGCATAAATTTTACGAATTTGGTAAAGTGCTCTCTGATTATTTTCATTTGTTAAAT